TGTATATCCAATTCCCAATGTACCAATAGATTTGTAATTACCTACGGCGGCTTTAGTAATTGCATCTAATGTTGTATTTAAATCTTTACCAGTACCGGCACTCACATCTAATGCAAGTGTTAATAATGCTTGTGATGCTTCTAGGTTACCGGTTTGCGCAATTAGTTGTTGCAAGGCTGGCACAAGTTGATCTTCGGTAACATTCGTAATTGATTGTAAGCCTTCAATAAATTGGCTGACTTGAGCCGTTAGTCCGCCCTTGCCAATGCTATCTAATGTTAATTTTAAAGATTTATCTAATTGTTCTTGCGCTAAAGCCGCTTGTATAGAATTTTTAGCAAAAAGTGCCATACCTGCGGCGGCGGCTATTCCACCGGCTTTAGCAAAAGCCTTTAATCTAAATGACCCAGTTGCAACTACTTTGTCAAAACCTTTTAACTCTTTTGTTGCACGATCTAAACCTTTTTTATCAAACTTAGTAAGGAAGTTAATCGCAACATATTGACTTAATGCCATGTTTAACCCCTAAATTTTTCGCCTAGATATTTTTTAAGCACACCGTATAGGTTATCATTTACTTGCCCACCTAATTGTTGTGATGCCCTGTAAATCAATCTTTTTTCTTTATATCCGCTTGAACTAGCAGTGCTTTGTAATTTGCCAATAAAAGATTCACTAGCATTATTATTACGGCTAATGCGCCTAGTTCTACTTCTTGATCTAGATGTACCAAATCCTGCCAATTCATAAATTATACCTGGTACAGATTTGTTAATCACCGCTAATGCAGTAACAGAAAATGTAGTGCCTTTAACTCTTTGAACTTTAGTTTTAGCCGCGCTAACTCTTATGCCTCGTATAACTTCTGTTTGTGACCATTTCCAACGGCTTCTTTGGCCTTCGCCAATAGTTCTACCCCGGTGTGCAGTGTCATTAGCCCAACCCCATGCAGGTGGGTATGAAGGTTCAACATCACGCCATCCTGGGAATGGTGATTGTGGTACAAAACTTTGTGCCAATTTTGCAACAGGCTTTACAGCCTTAGTTAATTCCCTTCTAAATTCTTTATGTAAATCAGGTTCTATCTTTTTCATAGTCGCTAATAATTCATCTAAATTTTCAACATAAATAGAAGGCACTGCCGCCAACGATCTAGTTCGGCCTGGCAATCCCGAATATTTAGGTTGCATTATTTCCGCCTAACTGTTGCCTTCTTGTTGTTGTAATATTTTTCTTGCAAGATGGCTTTAATCGCTGAATAAATCGCCGGATCAACTTCTAATAAATCTTTAGGGCTGATCCCTGTTGCCACCGACACGGTAGCGACTTCATAAATTGAGCCGTGTCGGTCTATCCATTTTTTGAATCATAAATCAAATCAATGTCTGAATACTGATTGATGTACTCATCACCAAAGGCTAGATCGGTTTTACCGGCATCTTTTTCTAAACGCCACGCAAACCACCACAAATCTGATTCCATTTGTAGTTCGCCTAATCTCTTACGCCAACCTGTTTTAAATTCGGCCTCAAAAGCCACCTTTACAGAAGGCGTAAGATCATAGGTAATTTTCTTTCCATCTTTTTTAACAATTTCAATCTTGTGCATTGTCCCACCCTTTCCTTATTACGCGCTTGTTGATTTTGTTAATGCAGTTACCGGTAGTGACACTGAAACGCTTTGTACTGCATCAATCGCACCATTTACAGGTGTCCAGGATGAGATTAGGCATGACATTGTGTAACTAGGGTTTGTAGCCGTTACTGTGCCTGAAACTGGTATCAATTTGATATTTAGTTTAGTGCCTAGTGCATCTTCAAACAATGAGTTTACAGATGATGCGGCAAAATCGTTATACAGTTCAAGGTTTAAAGTTGGGCGTTCAATCCCACCAATCATATTTTGAACAGTATCGTTCATTGCGGTTATCTCCACTTGATCAATTTCGCGTGAAAGACTTACGGTGCTGACATGATCGCTGATGGTTGTACTTCCCACAACAACGGTCACTTTGTTACCCATAAATATGGCCATAGTTTTCCTCTCTTACTAACCTATCAACTCTACTGAATATTGATAACTTAGGTAATCAATATTAGCGGATGTTATTGTTCCAGGGGATGCAGACACAACCCTTAGAGTTTGTACAGCACCGCTTAATGTTTTATCAGCCTCAATTGCGGTTTTGATTGAAGTTGAACCGGATGATTGAAGTAACCCATCCAATCTTGATTGTCCATCTTTTTCACTCATTCTACCCACTACAACAATTACTTGGCAGGTAGCAGAATCAAATCCTCTATTTAATGTAAAGTCATAATTCATTGATAGTTGGCCAACAATTGCAAAAGCATTATTTGTTGGTATGTTTGTTGAATCAGGTACATAGTCAAAAACGCGCATACCGGTAATTGTTTGTAATGCCGTTTTAAGATTAGTCCTAACCGTGCTAGGAATCATGCAACCACTTCTTTTTTGTATGCTCTGACCATTGCAGTTACATCCCTACCTATTGGCGACATTCTAACCACGCCTAGATCACCTAATCCTAAAATTCCACCTGGGGCATCTTTACGCTTGTATAGATCGGCAGTAAGAATTAAACAAGCCATGTTTATGTCATTTGGCACTGATGGCCATCCCCATTTTGCAGTTACTTGCACGCCTGGGCGTAATCCATTTTGTGTTAGCCCTGGAAATATTGGCCAGGTTTCAGTATTAGATACCATTGTTAATTGAGTGTATGGCCGACTTAAAGATGGGGCGGTTAATGGGTCTAAAATATAATCTGTATTTAAGGTTAAAGTTTTGGCGTATGTGCCGTTGCCATTTGAGTCAGTTTTTACAACTAGACCTGTTGTACTACCTAGATCATCTATGTAAACAAAAATATCTGAGTAGGCACGATAAAGCCGTGCTGATGCAGTTGTATCTAAATAAAATCTTCTGTTAGCAATCCGATCAATTGATCTTGATGCTGATGTAATTAAATTTTCTAACAAGTCATTATCAGTATTATCTGATATAGACATGTATCCTTTAATTTCAGTTAATGTTGCATATCCATTTGTTATAGCCATGATCGGTATCCAAATCCTGTACTGTCCTGGGACATTAGACAAACTCCATTCATTAAATACCGATCATAGTTAGAATCCAGGCCACTGGAAGGGTAGCGGCCTGGAAACTTATTGGTTTAGAAACTTGGTGTTGCTAAACCTGTACCGTTAATTTGTGCGATTGCTTTTGGATAACGCTCTGCGGTAAATGCTGACATACCGAATAGAACGATATTGATTGCAACCTTGCCTGATGGCTCTTCAAATGTAACATAGGTAGGTGCGGCGGCTTCTTCCCAAAGATGGGTTTCATTCAAATCAACTACAAAGATTGTATCTTGATTTGTGCCTGCGCCAACATTTGTTGCAATGTTTGCATCTACGATAATCGGCAATCCTAGAATTGAGTAACCTGAGTTACCGTATGAAGGTGTTCCGTTACCTGTACCCATTGCGTTCATAGGATTGTATGCCTGTGGCACAATCAATGGCCTATTTGAACTATCAACACCGGCCAATAGGAATCCTAAGCGGCGTGGGTGCATGATTACTGCATTTGGGTTTACATAGATATTGCTTTGAATCTGTTGGATTGCATCTGCAACCTTTGGATATAGACCTGCAACTGTACCTGTTGTAGCAGTGTAAGTTACTAACACTCCAGTGGTCATGTTTAATAGACCTAGTGGTTGGCCATTTGATCCTGATCCATTGATAAGTGAGTTATCCAACTTGGTGTGGTAATCGCGAATCAAATCACCTAGAACAATTCCCTCAATGTTATATCCGCGTAGTAATGCTTGCTTGGATACTGATTGTTGGCCTGCAATTGTATTTACATTTACAGTTAAGGTGTTATCTGCAATATCTTGTGATACTGCGGCTGTATTCTGTGATGTTTGATAAGCCGTTACTGTGCCAGTATTTATACGGCTAATGACCACCGACATGCCCTGGTTGGGTAATTGGTGCTTGCGTGCGGCATCCGCAAATGGGCGGCCTGCGCGTGCTAATGGTGCATACAGATCAACTAGGTATTGTGGCACTACTAAGCCTGCAAAATTGGATGTACCAACTGCACGCTTCTCAATTGCCATTTCCTGTTGATGGCGTGCAATACGCGCACTGGCTTCACCATCAGTTTTAAATTGTGCTTTTAAAGCATCTGTTAAGAAATCATTGCTTGATCTCTCTGAGTAAGTAAGTTGTTCGCTTGTAACTATAAAGCCACCTGCGCGTGCTTCTTTCTTTGGCTCAATATTCGCATCAACTTTAGCGGCTAAATCTGCGGCTTTTTGATTGCGGATTTCAATATCGGACATCTGCTCAATTCGCTCATCCAACTTTTTAATCTCTAGGTTAAGGGCTTCTACATTAGCCAACTCAACTTCGGATAGATCGCGTGCTTCTTCTGCGGCACGATCTAAAGTTGCCTGAATTAGAGATGTCTTGGATTCGCGCTTCTCACGGAGAGAAGTTAGAAAAGTATTAGACATGTTTCTCCTATTAGTTAGTTGTTTTAGCGAGAAGGTGTAACGCGCCGGTAATCGGGGTTAGGTGTTCTACGACTTAGCAAAATTATATCTCTTTTTTTAAATCTTTCAGTATTTGTAGGGCAGTGTTAAATCTTGTTTTTTCTTCTACCTGCTCTACGCTTTCAGATCGGTTTTCACCATATTCTGAAATGTTAATTGCGGCCAATTGATCTTCAGCCTGAGATTGAGTTTTGTGGCAACCCATTAGTTCATTGGTATCAGTTTTTACAACCGCATACCCTTCACATTCGGGGTGGCTACTTACTACGCTGTATGGCATCTAATATTTTCCTTGCCTCATCTAGTCTAGGTGTAATTTGTGGTTGGCCATCACGCATACCTGTAATGCTGGCAAGTTCTCCATAAGCACCAAAAGTTACAAGTGATACTTCAGCCAAATGTGCTTTGATTCTTTCCATAACTCCATCAGGCCGTTTTTTATTTTTGATCGGCATAAAGCCAACCGATAATTGATCTAACGCGCCATCTTTGACTAACTCTAACGCTTCATCACCTTCACGCGTTTTTGAAATTTTAAATTCAGCATATAGGCCTTCTTCAGTTTCCCTAAGTAATGTGGCGCGGCCTAACACATTGTTTTCGCCATGACCCCTGAGAAGTTTAACCCGGTGCGGTGCTTTGATAACTTCTGCAAACACGCCTTTTCTAAATACTTCAATCATTGTGCTGGTGATGCGCTGTTCTTTGTTGTAAGGCACGGCAATACCAAAAATGGTGCGGCCATCCCCATTGGCACGCAATTCTAAATTTACTGAGTAATTTCTATTTTCCATTTTTTCTTCAGACATAGTTTTCATCCTCTACTGTATCTACTACATCACTTTGTAATGAATCATCAATACCTTCTACTTGGCTACCTTCTTCTTCATAATCCATAGGATCAAGATTTTCATAACTTCTAACTTCATCAACTGATAAGAAGCCGTTAGATAATGCAGTTGCATAAGCATTATATCTACTTGCAGTATCGGTCTTTAATAATGAATCATATTTAAATCCGGCTGTTTGACCCCGAACTAATAGATCAGAAAATGCCGCTTCTATTCTTTCCGCAATTGGCTGAATTGACCATTTAATCAATTGCAAATTTTCTTCTACAACATTTGAATAAGTGCGGCTTGAATTAGGTGATCCTAAAAAGTAAGGCGGCAACCCCAGGATGTTGGCCGCCTCAGTTAATCCGGCTGTTTGTGCCTCAACAAGTTGAGATTCAGCCGCGTTGCTACTTAACACTTCAAAATCTGTTGATGAGTTCATTACAACCGGTGATCTGTTGCGTGATGAATACATTGCCATCCATGCGCTTTTTAGTGCATCCGCTTCTTCTTGTGAAAGATCAGGATTTGCAGATTTGATAACTGCCGTTGGATTTACTCCACCATCAAAATATCTTGATGCGTATTCATTGATTGCAATCTCTTTACCTAATGCTTGTTTGGCAACGGCTAATATACCTTTACCAACTAAATCACCTGGAAGTGTAAAATTTTTAATGTGCATGATTTCTGATTGATCGTAAGTACGCTCATCAATCTTGTAAATAATTCTGCCTTTGTCAGTAGTTACTTGTACGCGATCCGGTGATACTGGATAAATTGAATCAGGTAATCCATTAGCACCTGGTTCGCCTAATACTGCAACATAATTACCGTGAATAATTAAAGCCGCCGCCATTGCACTAATTGTTTCCATCCGGGTTTCCGTAGGAACTGGGCGCATTAAAATTTGTGGTGTTGGTAATACTTCGCGCTTGTTGCGATACGCACAAAGTGGTAACGCACCAATAGCATCACTAATTAAAGTTATACCACGATAGATTGCAGGTATTCCCAAAGCGGTGTTTTGATCTACATAAGCACCAGCCCAATTACCTTCAAAGAACCGACCAACCCTACCTAAAGAATCTACATAGCCTGAAGATGTGTAAACCATAGATGATTGAATTTGTCTTTTAAGCAATCGGCCTAACATTATTTACCTCTGTTTTCCAAAGCAATTCCAAATAAAATTAAAAAAGCACCTGATAATATTACCGCTATAAGTGGGTTAATTGTTGCGACACCTGCAACTATCAACAAAGAACCTATTATTTGTAAAACTGATGATATGTATTTCATTAGTATATTTTACTCCTTGCAACGGGCTGATCTTCTATTTTTGTTACGACACCATAGCGTGCCAGCGTAACCGCTACAAGTGGTGTGATGTTAGTTGTGCTTTGGCGATTCCATGCCCAGGAATCACCCAACGGCCTTTTAGTTGAACCCATAATGGCTGTTTTCAAATTGGGGTCATCTAGGTGGCATATAGTTTTGGCTTGTACTGCATCATAAAATGAACCACATGCCATAGCGTAATCACGCAAGTGAATAGACATAACGCCTATGTTTTCCTTTTCCAGTTCGGCTATAAGTGATGCCGCCGGTGATCCAGTATCAATTACCACCTTTGTGTTATATCTTTTACATAACTCAACTAAGCGTGGTAATACCCATGATGTGCCTTCTTTACACTCAATTAACTCAACCGGCGTAAAACCTCTTACTAGGCCTGATGCGCCAATAGAAGCCTTATCACGCTCACGCGATATGTCCACACCAAACACAATCTCATTGCCCACTGCAACATCTGTTCTAGCCAAAGAATCCCACAATTCAGTATTGATCACTTGTACCGCATCCCTAGATGGCCAAACATTCAACCATTCCTTTGTAAATATCTCAGGGCTGTTAGTTGTGGCCGCTTCTTTTACTGCATCTAGCAATACACCCTTTTCTTCATGCAATGAAGGTATAGCCTGATACCAAACTTCTTGATCCATATAATCAAAATCATCTGTTGATGGACACCATTCAAACCATGCCAGTTTGTTTTGCGGTTCGGCTATTTCGCGGTGGCCTATTTCCCGGTAATGCTCTAATAACTCAGATTCTCCAGGCCTACCAGCATTAGATAAAATCCATAATTGACCATTGCGCTTTGTTGCAAGGGTTGGCTGTAAGTTGGCAATAAGTGATAATGGATGGGTTAATGCTTCATCAATAACCATTAAATTTAAACTAAGGCCGCGTGCGCCTTTATCGTTAGGTGTAACAATTCCGTAAGTTGATCCATTACGCATGTATATCTTTTCACTGCCATTAACCC